GAAACTGCATGGAGTGTGCCGCAATGAGGAAAATCAGATTTACCCGCGCGTGGCGCGGCTACCGCAAGGGGCAGACCGTGGAGATTTCCGGCGGCCTGGCCACGCAGCTGCTCGCCCAGCGCGTGGCGGTTGAGGACACGCAGGGCCAACTGATCGAGACGGCAGCCGTCGAGCACGAAGCCGAAACGGCCGACGCCACACCCAGGAAACGCCGCCGTGCAATATCGAAGCCTGACTCGCCAGACCGCACCAGCCGTTGAGCCTGTGACGCTCGCAGATGCCAAGGCCCACCTACGGGTTGATACGGCCACTGACGACGCCTACATCGGGTCGCTTATCACGGCGGCCCGCGAGTGGGTCGAGCAGTATCTGGACCGCACGCTGGTGCATACGCAGTGGGTGATGCGGTTCGACCGCTTCCCACCTGACGGCACGCACGACATTGAGCTGCCACGCCCGCCGATGGCAACGGCTGGCACGACCACGGCGGTGGCCCTGACGTTCACCTTCGAGAACGGCACCACGGCGACCTACTCGACGGCCAGCTACCGCGTGGACCGCGACGGCGTGCCGGGCACCGTGAAGACTTTGTACGGCCAGACCTGGCCGCCGCACCTGCAGGATGACAACGCCATCAGCGTGACCTGGTGGGGCGGATACGGGGCCAGCGGCACGAGTGTGCCGGCTGCGATCCGGCACGCCATGCTGATGCTCGTGGGCATGTGGTACGAGCGCCGGATGGCGGCCGACTCCATGAGCGGCAACGAGATTCCGTTTGGCGTGAAATCCCTGCTCGACTCACAACGCTGGGGCTCTTACCGATGAGCAACACTGTATCCGGCACGATTTCCGTAAACGTCGAGTTCCGCGACACGACCACGTCTACCGGTGTGCAGTCACTGAAGACAGTCACGCTGCGTGATGCTACGGAGTACACCACAGGGAAGGTGGCGATCATCACCGGCACGGCTGGCACTTCTGCCGTGAACCTGGGAACGCTCGGCACCACCACATACAGGAACGCCAGCGGCAGCGTCGTTTCATTTAGTGCGGTGACACGGCTTGCGTTTTCATGGAGCGGCAGCAGCGAGCGTGTTTTGAACGAACAGGGCGGCACGTACTTTGTTCTGCGTTCTAAGGCTGGCAGCGTGGCCGTCACAGATGTGCCTGCGTCCACTGTTACCCCTGAGATCAGCACCGGCACAGGCACAGGCACCTACACCATTGTGCTATACGGCCCGACATGATTGACCCCGGCAAACTCCGCGAGCGGGTGACGGTGCAGCAGGCGTCTGCGGCGCGCAACAGCCTAGGCGAAGCCGTGCTGTCGTGGAGCGACTTTGCCGAAGTGTGGGCAAGCGTTGAAGGCGTCTCGGCCCGCGAGGCGTTGATCTCTGGCCAACAGGAAACGACCGTGAGCCACCGCGTGCGGCTCCGCTACCTGCCGGGCCTGACGAGCCAGCACCGTTTCTCGTGGCGTTCCCGCACGCTGGAGATTGTCAGCCTGCTCGAGCACGGCAACCGCAGCGAGCACGAGGCTATTTGCCAGGAGCAGGTGGCGTAATGGCGATCGTCGCAGGTGAGCCGCTCATCAAGTTGGCCGTGGGCCGTGGCAAGTCTGCCAAAGCTCTGTACGCGCTCGCGCCGCTAGATGACGTGATTACTGAGTTGAAAAAGCTAGACGATGACATTTCCAACAAGTACCAGCGCAAGGCCCTGAAGAAAGCCGCCGTGCCAGGCAAGCAAGCCCTAGAAGCCAACGTGCGAGCGATTGGCCAGGTGACGGGCAACCTTCTGGCCAGCATCACCGAGAAGGGCAAGAGCTACACGAACAACAAGTTCAAGGTGCCGGTGTCGGTCATCGTCATCGGATTTCGACGCCCTGTCGGTGGCGGTGCTCAGCGGACGGCCGAGACGGCTTTCGGTGGCTCTGTGATGAAGGGGCCGAACCGGGCCTATCACTCGCACCTGGTCGAGTTTGGAACGAAGGGCCGCCGCACGCCTGGCAAGAGCCGAGTGGTGAAGCGCCGCCGCGTGATCCTTGACGGGCGGATCATCACGCAGCGCGAGCGCCGCAAAGAGCAGCCGCAGAACAATCCACGGCAGATCCTGTCGTCATTCAACTACCGGCGTGGCAAGGGCTCTTGGCAGGGACGCTACCCCATCGACTTCATTGCCACGGGCTCAGTGGCCCCGATGCCTGCCCTTCGTCCACTGGAGCGAGCATTTAATCAATCCCGTGGAGCGATGAAAAGCATTCTGGACGTTGAGATGCGCAAGGCTTTGGCGGCTGGGCTTCGTGCTCAGGAACGCCGAAACAAGGCAGGCGACAAATGAAAAGCCCCGAAGCCGTTCTCCGTAATGCACTCGTGACCACGACGGCCGTATCGTCCGTGGTGTCGAACCGCGTGTATCCGCTGCTTGCCCCGCAGGCCGCGCCGCTGCCCTTTATCACCTACCGCCGCACGGGCATCCGCCGGGCACAGACGCTAGGCGGCCCGATGGGTGTGCCGCAGGTGAGCGTGGATTTCGACGTGTACGCCACGACCTACGAAGGGGCTCGTGACCTGGCCGACCGCTGCCGCTCCGTTCTGGATGGGTACGGGGGAACCTTCGACAATACGGTGGTACAGCAGACTTCGCTCGAAAACGAACAAGACGATTTCGTGCAGCTGGCCGGGGCGGACATGCCGCCTGTGTACAGCGTGAAACTTTCCTTCGACATCTGGTGGCAGGAGACATAGGCACATGAGCACCCCGCATGCCGGCTCGGGTACATTGCTGACGTTCCCAGGTTTCACTGGCAGCGTTACAAACATCACGTACACCCTGAACGACGTTACTGGCGATGACACCATCGACATCAGTCACCTTGGGCTAAGTGCCGGTGCTTCAGTGTTGACGCTCTCTCGCCCGCTGAAGGGTTCCGCGACCGACACTGGCCGTGAAGTGCAAGTGGATTATATCGGCACTGGATTTCTTTCAGACGGCGCTACCGGAACGCTCGGCATCACTGGTGGACTGGCGTTGTCTGCAAGTGCCACGGTGCAAAGCTCGTCTGTGACGCTTGCCGTAAATGACGTTATCCGGGGCAGCGTTACCTTCCGGGTTGCCCGCTAACCCACGGGAGGCCATCCCGTGGCGACTTATAGCACCAGCGTCTCGGTGACTTGGGGCGTCGTGCCCTTCACTGAAGTTGTTGGCCTAGATTGGACCTACGGCGGCGGTGCTCCCAAGGGCCGCAGCGTCGTGTGGACCGATGACGCTGGCAGCGTCTCCGTCACCACGCTGGCGGGTGCCAACACGAGCACGGACGAGTACGGCCTGCGCAAGCAGCTGGTGATTTCCGGCGGCGGCCAATCCTTGACGAGCCAGGCAGTATGGGAGTCGCTGAGCGTCTCGAATGAAGTCAACGGCGTGACCCGTTACACGGTGACGTTCAAACTTTTGGACAACTGACACATGCCACTGACACGGGAACAGATCGACGCAGCCGACGACGCCAAGATCATCAAGGTGCAGGCATTCGGCGGCGAGTGCTGCCTGAGGCTGATGAGCGTAGGCGAACGAGACTCCTACGAACTCAAGCTAGTCGAGGCCGGCGGCAAGGCCATCCCAGACTTCCGCTCGGAGCTCTTGAGCCGCACGCTGTGCGACGAAAAGGGCAACCTGCTGTATCCAGGCGACGAAGGCGTGGAAGCCTTGAAGCGCCGCAGTAGCGACCAGATGCACAAGCTGTGGCAGGCGGCCATGAAGCACAACGCACTGACAGAGGAGGAGATTAAGAGACTAGCGGGGGAATGAACGCCCGTCCGACGCTTCAATTCAAAATGCGTCTGGCGGGCCACCTGGGAAAGACACTCGCCGAAATCGACCAGATGGATTCGCGGGAGTTCTCTCGGTGGCTAGCGTTCTCCAGGTGGTTCTCTCCGCTGGCTGACAGTTGGACGCAAACCGGGATGCTGGCAAGCGCGATGCTTGCACCGTACTGCCCACGTGGCAAGGTGCCATCGGCAAGCGACTTCATCCCGATCGAAGACAAGGCACCGAAGCATCCGAATCAGATACGCGAAGTGCTCGAGCAGATGAAGCGAGACTTGGAAGGCTGAGATGGCAACCGTAGGACTAGGCTTTCAACTATCGGCGAATGCCACGCAGATGTCTGCGGGCATCAACGCTGGCGTAGTGGAGTTGCAGAAGCTGGGGTATGCCGCCAAGAGAACGCAGCAAGATGTCTCGACGCTGAAGACCATCGAGCTGTCGCGGGTCTTCGTCTCTGCGATCCAGTCTGTGGCCGGCTCGTTCACGTCGTTTGTGGCCGGGGCCGCGTCTGCTGTGGCCGCCGTGGACGATCTCAGTAAGCGCACTGGCGTGTCTACGCAGACGCTCCAGTCATATCAGTTCGCAGCCGAGCAGTCTGGCGTGAGCGTCGAGGCGTTCGGCAAGGGCATTCAGAAACTCGGCATCAACCTCGGCGAAGCCCAGACGGGAAACAGGTCTGCGATTAAATCCTTCGCGGACCTTGGGCTGTCGATTCGTGATCTGGCCCAGCTTTCTCCAGAACAGGCATTTGAAAAGGTGGCGGCGGCGATTTCGCAGCTGCCTAACCCGGCGCAGCAGGCAGCGGCAGCCGTCAGCCTGTTCGGCAAGAGCGGCGCAGAGCTCGCGCCTCTGTTTGCTGAGGGCGCTGGCTTTCTCGCCGAGATGCGAACGCAGGCTGAGGGGCTTGGCCTGGTGCTCGGCGACACGCAGGTGCAAAACCTCGCCCAGCTCGATGATTCCTTCGGCGTGCTGAGTGCCACCGTGCAGGCGTTTAAGCAGCGGGTGACGGCTGATCTGGCCCCGGCACTTACCGAAGCGTCGAGATCTGCGGCCGAGTTCATCGCGGCCATTGACGTGCAAGCCGTAGCCAAGGCAGCCGAGGGTGCGATTGCCAGCCTGGCTGACGCAGGCCGGGTGCTCGGTGAATCGTTCCTCATCATCTACAAGGCCGCAGCCCCGCTGGCCAGCGCCGTGCTGCCGATTGTGGCCGACACGCTGTCAGTCATTGGCAAGAACATTCAAGGGGCTGCCGTTGGTGCGATTGCTGCGGCAACCGCGTTTGGTGCCTACAGCCTTTCGTGCGTGTCTGCGACGGCTGCCACGGCAGCCCTGTCTGCGGCTGTCACCACGCTGCTTTCCCGCACTGGCGTTGGCTTACTGGTTGTCGTTCTTGGTGCCGTCGCTGGCACGTACATCAACATGGCGGCTGCCGCAGGTGATGCCGCTGACACAAGCACTGCAGCCGCCGACAGAATCACGCAGGCTATCGCAGAGACAAAGACGCAGATTGACGCTGCCACAGGTGCGGCAAAAGAGTTTGGCGTACAAGCGGAGTTGGCCTTCAAGCTGCCTGCCGAGATCACCGACGCCACAATCATTCAAGGAACGGTAGACGAGGCTACGGCAGCGTTTCGCAAGTTAGCCCAAGAGGCTGGCGGCCTTGCGGCTGTGCCGCAGGAAGTCGTTGACGCTTTCGACACGCTCACGACAGACGTTGAAAACATCAACGCCGGCCTGGTTGAAAGCGCCGCCGGCCAGCAGTTCGTGGCTCAATCGGCAAGCGAGTTGCTGACGACCATCAACAACATCACTGCGGCACGGGCGGAAGAGAAGAAGGCCACCGATGCCGTTGCGGACTCAGCCCGCAAGGCCAGCGAAGAGGCGAGCAAGCGCGTGCAAGGGCTTGTTGACTCAGGCATCACAGACGCGGAAAAGTCTCGGTTTGAATACACCAAAGACTTGCTGGCGATTCAGCAGACCATTGCCGACGCTGAAAAGGCATTGGCAGACGCTAGGAAAACCGGAGACGCACAGGCAATCTCTGCGGCGCAGCAACGGCTCGCGCTCACGCAACAGACAGCTGCAGCAGCCACCGACGCTGCCAAGCAGCAGGCCCGCCAGCGCGAGCTCTCGGCCCTAGGCCTTGACCAGGGCCTGCTCAAGCCCGTGCAGACCGTCACGGATGAATTTAAGAAGGTCCGCACGGCGTTTGATCGCGGGCTGATCGACGGCGGCCAAGCTCGCACGGCGCTGCAGAACCTTGCATCCGAAGGCATTGCGATTCGCAAAGAGATTGCCGCCGAGTTGGCCCGGCCTTCTACGCAGGCCCTGCAGGCCAACGACCTGCGAACGCAGCAAGGGGCTTCGCAGTTCCTTAGTCTGGCCACAGGCCGGGCCGATCCTGCCATTGAGCAGCGTGCCCAGCAGCTGGCCAAGCTCGAGGAGATCCGCCGTGGCATCGTTGCCGTTGGTGCCAACCCTGTTGAAATCCTTGGGGCGTAGGCATGTCCATCCTCAATTTCCGCGAAGTCCTGCCCCGCACTTTCGCGCACAAGTTTGGCGAGAGCCCAACGGCCGAGCGCAAATTCGTGGTGACAGTCACGGAGCCTGTCGGCCACCAGCAGCTGCTTGATGCCGTTGCAATTTACCATGGGTCGATACACCCAGAGTTCACGTATCTGCTCTGCACCGAGGGCAGCGTCACGGAGCCCGATCGGCAGCACGCCGAGATCACGTATCGCTACGAAGTTCCAAATGTCGGCACGCAGGACAACCAGCCAAACCCACTTGCACGCAAGGACGTGTGGAGTTTCAGCACTGGCGGCGCTGCGATTCCTGCGCTGGTCTACTACCACGGCAGTGGCAACGCTAACAAGAAAGCGTTAATCAACACGGCCGGCGATTTCTTTGAGTCGGCCATGACTGAGGAATCAGAACTTCGGTGCAGCATCAGCGGCAACCGCTCTGTGTTTCCTGTCGCAATCGCTGCCCAAGTGACAAACTGCGTGAACTCTGATCCGTTTATGGGGGCGGCCCTGCATCAGTGGAAGTGCCAAGGCATTAGTGGCCAGCAGCAAGTCGAAGTCGTCAACGGCGTGGAGATCAAATACTGGAGCGTGACCGTCGAGCTCGTGTATCGCCAAAGCGGCTGGAATCTTTTGCTGCCGAACGTCGGCTGGAACTACATCAGCGGCTCAGGCAGCAGCGCCAAAAAGAAGCGGTGCTACGTGTTCAGCGAAGAAGATGAAAAGGTGGCGTCAGCCAACGTCATGGCCCTGAACGATGACGGAAGCATCCGATTCAACACCGACTTCACCGGCTCAGGAGCCCCGACAATCTTGAACCGTCGAGTACACCCAGAAGTCGCTTTTACACCGCTATTCGGAACCCCGCCGTTCTAAGGAGCCCGCC